CTGAACATCCCTGAGTACAGATCAGCCAGCCCTGTCCTAGAGCCAAGGTCAGCCTGTATATTCGCTAACTGAGCCTCTAATTGATTCTCTGCATCCTGCCTACGGGCTACATCAGCCATGCTTGCGTTTGCTGATCCTGCGCTTAAGGCGGTCTGTAGTTGAGCCAAAGGTGCGTAACCTTCCTGTTGGAACATACCACCCAGTTCTGCCTGCTGCATCTGCTCTTGCTGCGCTTGACCCATTGCTGCTAACATTGCTTGGTTTTGCGCTTCCGCTTGAGCCTTAGCCATAGCAAATTGTTCTGGGGTTCCTCCGTACATATTAGTAGAGACACCTGAACGCCCTTGGTTAAACAGACGCTCTTCCAGATCCATACGTTGTCTTTCTTCTTCGGGCATCTGGGCAGCCCTCATTCTATTGTAGATGTCTGCTTCTCTGGAAGCCATGCCTCCTTCAGTTCCTATAGCGTCCGTGTAGTAACGCGAGGCACCCCCTAGTAGAAGATCCTCTAACGCCTGTTGTTCAGTGTTTAATACAAGCTTAGTTCCTCCTCGCTCGTCAGCATAAGCCGTGCCTAACTTTCCTGAGGTAACCGTGTAAGGCTCAAACTTTACCCCCGTAGGTGCAGTTACCTCAGGAATACCTGAAGTGTAAACACCGTCGTCGTCGTAAGTTCCGTAGAGGTTAGTAACTTCTGTAGGTAAAGCACCGTAGAACTCATCTGCCGTGCCTTTTAAAATGTCTGTTAATAACCCCATTAGTAGTTTCCTCCGTCGATAAGTCCTGCTGTCAGCGTACCTGTAACCGTAAGTGCAGGGGCCGTAACAACCCCAGTAAACTGAGGACTTGCTAGGTCAGATTTGGTTGCTATGGCTGTTGCTATGTTTGTAAACTCTGTGGTAAACTCTGAGCCACGGATGATTTTTGCAGGATCACCTGATTGTAGAGAGTCCTTGGCCTCAAAGTCCGTTGTTACTGTATAATTGCTCATAATGTTTTACCTATAAGTGCTAGTACGTTAATTTCTTGGAGAGACAGAGGAAATCCGTTGATGTCTGATTCCATACCTATGGTTATTATAGTTCCGTAACCTGTTGTGTTAAGCGCCCTTCTAGAAGCAAGCTCCCCACCTGTAAACTCTCCTAGGTCATACTCGTCTATTCCATAGTAAGATGGTTGTTGGTTACCTACTGTGTACTCCTGAGTTCTAAAGTCCGTAGACAAGTCGTAGGCCCACTTTACGAACAACCTCGCGCCGTTAGCGCCCACTACAGTTGGTCTCAGTTTCTTAAGTATCTTAATCTTTGAAGGATCACCAAAGGTTAGTCCGGGACTGTAGTACCTGAAGCGATACGAAGATCCGTTATCAGAGTACCCGTCATATTCTCCTACGCCGCCAGAAGATCCTATGTAAAGTGTACCGTCTTTGTTTCTCTCAAAAGACTCAAAGGTTACTGAAGGCCACCGAGTAACCCTATAAGCACCGTTCTCTAGCTTACCTTTTAAGTCAAAACAATACGTAGTATTCTGGTCAGGGAACGCTAGTAGATAGAAAGAGTTTTCAGGGCTATACACAGATGACGTAGGCGCTGTCCTATTCTCAACAGCCTCTAGAAACTCTGTCTTAATGTTTAAGCTAAGGTCTCCTATAGGCATAGACTTCTCTTGTATCGTCCTCTGGAAGCTCTTAAGGCCGCTAGTGGATAAGAAGATTACGTCAGTTCCGGTGTACTGTACAGAGTTACGACAGTCACAACCTACGCCAGAAACCGTGTCTGCTATAGACATCGCAGCTGGACTTTGGGCGTCCTTATACACTATAATGCTGTGGTTACCAAACACTATTAAGAAGTTGTTGTGTGCAGCTAAAGCTCTTATCTCATCAAACCCATCAGGCCACGCCTTAGATAAGTTTATAGAACCTGAGGAGCCTCCTGTAAAGTCTGTTCCTATAAGCAAATCAGACCAGTAAATAGTCTGACTGTCTGCTCCGTTATTAACTATCCAAAGTCTTCCGTAAGCCGCCAACGCTTCATGGCAGTAATACTTTGAGTCTGTAGAAACACCTGAGTAAGAACTAAATGTTTCAAGGCCACCTGAGTGAGTGTAAATTAACGGCTCTTGTCCTCTCTGAAAAAAGTAAGCAGCATCATTAAAGTTTACCGCCTTCCAGTTATTGCTACTGATGGAGTAACCCGATGGTGTCTCGTCAACCAGAGTCGTAGTACCTGAGAGTATCTTAGAGTTGCCAGCACTGAATAACTTTGAGTTTCCTGCATCATCAAAGAAATAGTGCATCTTATGTATATAATCAGTACCTAACAAAGAAGAATCTGAGGTTACTACGTTGTTTCCCTTACGTGCAGCGATACGTCCACGTTTATCAACAACAGCATTATCCGCAACATCAGCAAACGAAGGATCTTGCTGTAACGGAGAGTCTTCAGTGTTGACTCCTTTAAACGCAGGAGCAACTAAGTTTGTACTCTGGAGTGGTTCAGACATACACTAGCTCCTAAGGGGTATACCAGTCAGTTTCGTAAGGATGCTTCTGTGCATCTAGGGCTATAGCATCAGAAAGGTACGTAGAAGCAAGGGCAAAGTACTCAAGTGCCGTTGTTCCTCCAGACTCTCCTCGTTCACGAGTAGCTAGGGCTATTGCTAGATGTATCACAGGCATAGCAGGTATAAGTAAAACATCTGAGTCTTCGGTTAGTAAGTAAGAACGGGTGACCTCTCCTCCTGAACCTATGATGCTCCCACGTATTACACCGTTGTATCTAATGTCATATTCTTTATCAGGATTAGGGTATACATCTATCTGCGTGTCTCCATCAGAGTTTACGCCGTTATACGTGTAGTACTGAGGAGGTCCTGAAACTGGAGTTTCTACTGTGTACTTGTTATCAAACCAAGCAGAGCTACGATATTCCATAAAGACATTAGTAGTGTCGTTAATTACAGTAAGAGCCTTTGGTGAGTTTTCACTCCCTGTTAAGATATAGTTAAATATTCCCGGAGTTGTTTGTATACTCAACGTGTATCTAAGGGCTGCCCAGTCGTGAGCAGACTCTACAGATTGTTTAGCGTCGTTTACTAAATCACCTATCATTTTACTGTAGGTAGTAGAGGATACAGAAGTAACCTCCTCTTCTCGTATCCTACGTAAGACACTGTTTACTAATTCTAAGTATGTCATATTATCCTCTGCCTGTAAACAAGCCACTTAAATAGTCGGTAATTGGGAACTCTTGTCTCGCTAGTAGCTCAGGATCTCCAGTGATGCTTAGTGGTTTAAGCTGTGCGTTCCCACCACCGGAGCCACCACCACCACCCTCAGGAGGCGGAGGAGGCGGAGGAGGCGGAGGAGGCGGTCCCGGTAAGCACTCCTCAGGGTTAGCTGCGGCATACTCTGGGCAAGAGCAGTCTTTGCAGACACCCGGATCGCACTCTAAGGGATTCTCTGCTGCATACACAGGGTCATCACAAGTACCGCCAGTTGGGCCACACCCTGTCTCAGCATCAGGGAGCTCACCGCCCGGACACACTAAGCAGTCAGGGTAATCTAGAGCGCCGTTAGTACAACTAGGGCCGCACTCGTTCGGATCTTCTACAACAGTGATGCCGTCAGGGCACACTGTCCAACCACAGTCTACCTTCTCCATAAATGTCTGTGGATTATCAACGCATCCGTTACCACAATCTGTATCCTTAGGAACTAAAGGCCCGTCTTCAGTACATCGCTTGTAACCACAGGCTTCCTTCTCAGCGTCTGTCTGTGGGTTATCTACACACCCTGTAGATGGGCAGTTTCCATCAGCATCCTTCTGAGAACCATCGGGACAAAGATTTCCCGGACAGTTGCCGTCAGCATCCTTCTGAGAACCGTCGGGACAAAGGTCTTCCGGGCAGTTGCCGTCAGCGTCCCTATCAGCACCGCCGGGACAAGGATCAAAGGTACAAGGAAGAGGCTGCCCTACGTTATTAGCTCCTTCTTCGTTGCAAAGGCCTCCCGGACACTTATTGTTCTCGTCCCTTGGCTGTCCGTCTGGGCAAGGATCAAAGGTACAGGGAAGAGGTTTCCCTTGGTTATTAGCCTCAGGGTCTTGACACTCTCCCGGAGGAGTAGTACCACACTCGTGATCGGGTGGATATAGTCCCTCTTCGCCGGGACAGTTTTTCCAATCACAGGCTTCCTTCTCTGGGTCAGTCTGGGGGTTATCTACGCAACCACCAGTGGAGCCACAGGTTTCTCCCTTCTTTACGTAAGTACCATCATCACACTTTGTACCTTCGCATTCTTGGTAATTGTCTTCGTTTAGAGTGGTGCAATCTACAGAAGTATCAGGACCTTCAACATAAGTGGTCGTAGTAGCAACACACTGAGTACCATCGTCTTCGTAAGTTGTCACAGGGTCTGGTATAGGATTACCAAAAGGTATTGTCTCAGTTAAGTTAACCTCAGATGTGTAAGTTTCCTCGTTACATTCTTGAGGGGGTTCACCACACGCAGCTAAACTAGAGGCGTTGTCATACTCTGACCATTCTGGACATTCGACACATTCGCCGCCCTCGACTTCAGGGGCCTTACCGTCCCCACAGACTGTTCCATTAGGGTCAGTCTCTTGAACATAGGTGGTCGTAGTAGCAACGCACTGAGTACCGTCATCTTCATAAGTTGTCACGGGATCTGGTAAAGGATCACCAAAGGGTATTGTCTCAGTTAAGTTAACCGTCTTTGTAGCAGTCTCAGCGTTACATTCTT